CGCACCGAGCTCGAAGGCTCGCTGGCCAAGGTCAAGGAACTGGAAGGGACGGTCGAAAAGCAGGGGTCATCGGTCAAGGATTTCGAGTCGTTCCGCGGGCATGTTCAGTCCGCGGGCCTGTCGGCGCAGGAGGTCAACGATGGCTTTGCCATCATGGCCGCCATGAAGTCCGACCCGCAGCGCGCGCTTGAAATGCTGATGCCGTACGTCGGTGGGCTGCAACAGGCCGCCGGCGAGCATCTGCCGCCCGATCTCGCCGACAAGGTGGAGAAGGGGCTGGTGGATGAGGCCACTGCTCAGGAGTTGGCGCGCCAGCGCGCGCGAGTGCAGATCACCGCCTCGCAGCAGGAGCGATCGAACCAGCAGGGGCAGCAGCAGCGGCAACAGCAACTGGCGGACGCGATTTCTCGTGCGGTGACGGATTGGGATGTGGCGTGGCAGAAGTCTGACCCCGACTATCCCAAGCTGTTGCCGCGTGTTGAAGCCGAAATGCATCGTCTGTGGCAGACGAGGGGCGTACCGCAGAATCCTGCGGACGCGGTGAAACTGGCGAAGGAAGCCCGCGACACCGTGACCGACTGGATGAAAGGGATGCTTCCCGCAAAACCGGCAGTTCGCAATATCGGCAACGGATCATCGAACCCATCCGCCATTCCGAAACCGCGCACCATGCTCGAAGCCGCAAGGCAATCTCTGGCAAACGGATCGGGAGGCTAAACCGATACCGGAGAACACGCCGTGCCTTTTACCGCTCAAGAACTTTCCAACGTTGCCAACGCTACGCTCAATTTCCATGAGCGCGGTCCCGCGCAGTCCAGCGCCATCCAGGCCCGTCCGCTACTCAAGGCGCTCGATGCCAACAAAAAGACCTTCCCCGGTGGCAAGGAGTTCATCACCACGCCGGTGAAGGGCGTCTACACGACCGCCATCCAGGGCTTCACGCACGATGACACCGTGGCCTACCAGAACCCGGCCAACATCAAGCGCGCGTCGGCCAAGTGGTACGAAACGCACTCGGGCATCAGCGTCACGCTGACCGAGTTGAAGATTGACGGCATCAGCGTCGTCGACAGCACCACGTCCGACAAGACCACCGAGCACAGCGACGTCGAACTGACCCGCCTGACCGGCCTGCTCGAAGACAAGCTCGACGACATGGCCGAGGGCACCGCGCGCACCCGCGACGAGATGTTCTGGCGCGACGGCACGCAGGATTCCAAGGTGGTCCCGGGCATCCTGTCGTTCATCCTCGACACGCCGAGCGCCGCGGGTTCGACCTTCGGCATCGACCGCACGGCGAACACCTGGTGGCGCAACCGCGCGTCGCTGGCCATCGACAGCAGCACGGCCAGCAACCAGAACCTGGTGCAGACGCTCCAGAAGGAAATCCGCCAGTTGCGCCGCTACGGCAAGGGGCCGACCCACTTCTTCGCCGGCAGCGACTTCCTCGACGCCTTCGAGAAGGAACTGCGCAGCAAGGGCAACTACACGCTGGAGGGTTGGAACAAGACCAACTCCATCGACGCCAGCGTGGCCGACGTTGCGTTCAAGGGCATGATGATCGAGTATGTGCCGATGCTCGATGACCTGTCGCGCGCGAAGTACGGTTACTGGCTGGATATGAAGGGCATCCAGCTGCGCCCGATGGAAGGCGAGGAAAACAAGAAGCACTCGCCGGCGCGCCCGCCTGAGAAATATGTTCTTTACAAGGCCATTACCAACACCGAGGGTTTGATCGCAAAACAGTTGAACACCAGCGGGTGCTATTCTATCGCATAAAGTTTGCGATAGTTGGTAAGTTATAACAACAGGGCCGTCAATCCGGGCGGTCCTGTTTTTGAACCGGAGCGCGCATGAACATCTACAATCTTTTGGTGAACGTCGGTAACAGCAACAACGGCAAGGGCGCTGTGCAGCACGAAGTGCCCAAGTACAAAGTGACCGCAGCCGAAATCGTGCTGATGCGCCACATCCACGGCGGCGACGCCACCAGCCGCGTGCGTATCTGCGGCCAGATCGAAATGAAGCAGGAAACGCTGCGCGCGCGCCTGAAAATGCAGTACAGCGAAAAGGCGGTCGACGAGTGTTTCGGCAAGTTCGGCGCCCTGCCGACCGAGGTTGAGGAATCCGAGCGAGAGTCCGATCTGGAAACCCCGGCGTTCGTGCCCGAGCCGATTTCGGTGGAAGGTTCCGAGGCCGACGAGGAATCCACGCCTGCGGTGCGCCGCGGGCGTCCGCCCAAGGCTGTTGCCGCTGCTGCCTGATAGGATGCTTCCATGCGCGGCAACACGCTGGAGGACATCCGCAACCAGGTAGCCAATGAGTGCGGCTCGAGCACCGCATTCTCGCGCAGCACCGACGTCCGCGGGTACTACGACCAGATCATCAAGCGCGTCTACGAGACACTCTACGATGACTACGAGTGGCCGTTCCAGCGGGTCAAGAAAGAGGACGCCGGTGTGGTGTTGCAATTGGGCGAACGCTACTACGATTTTCCGCTGCAACTGAAGATCGAGCGCATCAGCGAGGTCTGGCGCAAGTACGGCAACGTGTGGGGCAAACTCACTCAGGGCATCCTGCCTGAGGACTACACGGCGATGGACAGCGACGCCAACTACCGCGCCGACCCGGCGCTGAAGTGGGACGTGTACTCGCCCACGCAGTTCGAAGTATGGCCGATCCCGGCCAGCACCGGTGACGAGATTCGCTTCGACGGCTACAAGACGTTCACGCCGCTCAACACCGAAGGCGCGCTGTGCGACCTCGACGACCGGCTGGTGGTTTTGCACGCCGCGGCCGAGATACTGGCCGAAAAGGACAGCAAGCGCGCCATGGCGAAAGCCGCCGCGGCACAGCGCCGGCTGATTTCCCTGCGCGGACAGTTGGCGACCAAGACCCGCATCGGCTACGGCCGCAACCCGAACCAGGAGGGCCGCACCGGGCCGCTGCGCATTCGGGTTCCGCTCGTCCGGTCGTAGGCCGTGGGCTACATCTTCCAGAAAAACTTCGCGGCGGGCATGTCGCGCCGCCGGCCGCTGTCGGCATTGCCGCAGGGCACGCTCTACGACCTGCGCAACGCGCACCTGACCCGCGGCGGCGACATCGAGAAGCGCAAGGCGCTGGTCTCGACCTTCGTCAATCCGGCGGGCACCTTCGGCCTGCATGCGACCAACGCCGCGCTTTACGTGTTCGGCTCCGGCGCCGACCCCGGAGTTCCGGCAGGCCTAACCTACCAGCGCCTGCAAGCGCCCAACGCTTCCGACATGACCCTGCTGCTGTCGGCCACCAATTTCGACGGCAAGGTCTACGCGATCGCGCAGTACGCCGACGGAGACATTCACCACTTCTACGACGGCACGATTGTCACCGACTGGGAGGACGGCATCGTCACCACGGCGATGGCTGACATGAACGGCGTGGCGGCGGCTATGCGCACCATCGTTGCGCGCGATACCAACTACACCGTCACTGGCGCGACCAATCAGGCCATCATCGAGAAGGCGACCAACGGCACGTTCACCATCGACAAGCGCGTGCTGACGGCGGCTGGCGTCAATATTTCGTCCACGGCCATCACGCTGACGCAAAACACGATTGGTCAGGTGGAAGTCAGGGCATCGGCGACTTTCACATTCGTCATCACTAAGTCCGGCGATATATTGTCGAGCGTGTTTGCCGCTTCATTCGGCGACATCTCTGGTTCAATTACGATGTCGGACAGCGAGGCGCAGTCTGCCCTAGACGTGGCCAACGCGATAAACACGGCTGGCAGCGGATATACGGCATCAAGTAGCGGAGCCACAGTCACCGTTTTGTCCCCGGTTGGATCAGGCTCAACCGACAATGGAAAAAACCTAACGATCGTTTTTCAATCCGCCAGCACATCGGCAGCATCGACCGGAAAATTCAAGATCACCGCTGGTACGGCGTCAGCCGGCGTGAATAGAATTACAAGCATAACCGTGGCTGGCGTTGAAGTTCTTGGAACCCCGGTGGACTGGGTTACAGACAACTCTGCAACGGCGGCGGCGGTGGCCGCTCGAATCACCGTTACAAACGCCAGCGTCACCGGAAGTGGCACAGCGACTGGGATCACGGCCACTTCAATCGGGGAAGATGTCTATATTTGCTGCAATGTTGCTCGCTTCGATACACCAGCCAGCCTAAGTGCTGTTGTAACAGTCGGAGGCAATGTCGTTGTCAATGCTGCAACTTTTCTGGTCAACACGACCGTCAGCAAATTCGATGGCGGAATCGCCGGTGCAAAAGAAAAATGGACCGCCACCTTCGTCGGTCCCTACGGCGTCGGCGACAAGTACACGCTGATCCTGAACAGCATCAACTACGGCGCCAACGGCAACCCGCAGCCAAAGGCCAAGCGCGCGATGACCTTCATGACCAAGGTCTACGCCGCGGCCACCAGCCTGCTCGAATTCTCCGGCGTCAACACGGCGACCGGCTGGAACTCGGTAGACGATTCCGGCGCGGGCTTCATCAATATCTCGACCGCCGACGGCGGCTCGCAGGAACTGGTCGGGCTGGAAA